CCACCTTTTTTTATCAATTTTTTTGTTTTATCGTCTAGCGAATCGAATATATCCTGGTCTTCTTGAGTTGTAGGGTTTTTTAACCTTTCTAACTCGTATTCTGATAAAACTTTTTTATATGCTCCTGATTCAAACGAAGTTGCTCTATTTGAAGATATATCGTAAGGATTGAGTAGTATATATCTTACTGGTATTTTACCAGGGTCTAGATATTTATTATTTTCAGCTCCATAAACTTTATTTAAATTAATAATATCATTTTTATTAAAACTCCCATCAATTCTATATAAAAATATATTTCCAGATCTATAATATTCTCTAAAATACTGATCTTTTAATTTCCATAAGTTTATTTTCTCAAACCATTTGTATATAAAATTTCTAGCACTTTCACTGCCGCCTTCAAGATATATTTCAGAATTTGAAAACTCAGACATAACATCTATAGCATTTCTAAATATAGGTATATTGGCATATGCTTTTTGGCATAACTCAATACTCTCTCGAACATCTACACCATCAGAGCTTACATTATAAGGTAGTACTCCATCAGAAATATTTTTATATTTATGAGCTAAATTCTTGATTCCAGCTCTACCTCTAGTTCTCGTAGTGGAAGAGTCAGCATTTCTTAAGGCATCACTGACTACATTGCTAGCGGAGGTGGTCGAAGTAAATTCTGGCTTCAAACTATTACTGTAACTAGCATTACTAATATAGTAGTTATCCCCGCAGCTAACAGGCTCTATATGTTTTCCCCCGCCGCCTGATTGAGGGCTTTCTTTTTTAATATTGTTCCAGTATTGGGACTTCTTAATGTACTTTCGTTTTGTTTTTTCGCTCATAGCTGTGTATATTAATAGTACACATAAAAGTTAAAAAGTAAAATTAAAGTTACTTTATAAACATTGGAACAAAACTATTAAAAGCTTCTTCTTTTGAATTATTAATATCATTGTAAATTTTAACCATCCAAGATCCTAGAACCAGAGCCGAGTAGCAGTCTTTTCTTACCTTACTAGGCCCAGTGGTTTTTTTCAGTGTTAAAGGTAAATCAAAAGTTTGTGTTCCTTGGGGTGAGGATCTAACTTCTATTAGAGCGCATTGAGATTTTGTATATATTATCATTTCTTGTTGATGCTCTATGAAGTCAATCATTCTAGCTCCTTCAGATTGATTCTCGTCAATATCTGTAAAATTCATGAATCGCAAATTTTTGATCGGTACTTTCTTTCTTCTTTGAGATTGAAAACTATCATCGACCGCTTGCGATGCAAACCATACTCTTCGATGATCAAAATTAGCTTGTAGTAATTCGTTTGCCCTTCTAATCCATTCGGAAGTAGGTTTCCTAAGGCAACACGGAATGCCATCTTTGGAAAATTCCCTCTTAGCGGACATTAAAGATTTTTTATAATTTTCTAGATCATCAAACTCTGTCTCGATTATATTTAATTTTATATTTGAAGATTTAAATAAAGAGCTTTCTTTTACAGCATTGATAAATTGGACACCGCCATTGTAATCTCCCACCATAGCAACCACATTAAAACTAGTTAGTAAATAATGAAAATAATTAATATGATTTTTTAAATTCTCTCCAGCCATTGCATATACATGAACCAAAGTAGCTTGGTTCGATTGTTTATGTATTTTAAACACTTGTATAGCAAAATCATCAGAGCTTTCTGATTCCGCCCAACTTGGATCGAAAGAAATTATATACGAATCATTTTCGCTACCCTTTACTTCTACATGAGGGCTATCGCCCTCTTTTACCGTGCACCTCTCCATCGTCGATATTTTGAAATATCCAGAACTGTCATCTGTGAATATCGCACCAAATTCTCTATCGTATTGACTCTGACTCATTGTGGATCTAGCTTGTTCAACTAGATTTTGATCGTATAACTGCTTAGGAGCACAATCGTATGAAAAGTGCATTATAGATCGAGACGCTCCTCCAGCTTTCCCCTCTTTAACGATAAGATTTTCAAAATTTTCGTATAGTTTGTAGAGGTATTCAAACTTGTAACTGGCGGAAGATAGCATTATTAGTTTATTGTTCGGCCATTTATACCTATCTTCTTCTTTCATTTTTCCTTCAGAGATAAGTTTTGTTTCTAAATTGTACATATCCTCTCTTTCTTTTGGGTTTTGCACTACAGACAGAAACGGTACGATAACTTCATTATAAACTCTTTCTGGCATCAATAGCATTTCGTCAATGATAATCCTGTGAAACCTAAAACCTCTTAATTTCGATCCGTCTCCCAAGGGCAGTGCCCGTATTGAACTTTCACCAATTTCCATTACCCACTCATCGTTTTGTTTTGATACTCTTGTAATGCAGTTGGATAAATATTTAGCTTCAGGTTTTGCAGCTATATCTTCAATTTTTTTAAAAATCATTTTGGCTTGCCTAAAGGATTTTGATAATATTCCTATGTCAACACCTTGATTCATAATAGCATCCATAAATGCAAAAATCCCCGTTGTCCAAGACTTGGACATACCTCTAGACCATATACCCAAGAAATAATCAGATTCAAACATCGATTTAACCGCCATGTGCTGAAAAGGAAATAAATCCACTCCAGCTAAAAGGTTAGTGGTAAATGTGACATTTTCTCGCAAGAATTGATACAAAAGAAGTTTAGCTTCCTTCTCAGGTAAAAACCCTTCTTTCGACCTAATTAAAGAATTAATGTCGATTTTTTCGTTTCTTTTTTGATTACCTTTTTCCCAGCTCATAATTTTAATATTCTATTGTCGATATAGTATTGCAAGTCAACATTCCATAAGTCTTCCCCGCCTCTTAAGAGAAGTTCAATTAAGTTTTGAGATCTTTTTCTCCCTCCAGAAAAAACAAATTGGCATCTCCTGGCATAATTATGAGATATAACTCTCATTTGGTGCCATATAAATTTTAAATTTGATTTATGGATTCCAGAATTGTTATTTCTTTTTATTTTATCTATAGAGCTTTCTATTACTATATACATAAAAGCATTAATATCCATACATCTTTGCATTTCCCTATTGAATCTTTCGAATCCCACAGTCATTGTTGATTTAAAATCTGTTTCTGATTTTCTGTCTATGTATGTAGCTGTGTAATCTTGACCTGCAACAGTATAGTCTCCGAAATCTAATTTCATAGAACGACTTTTTTCGAATTTTAAAGGTTGCTGCTCTCTAGTATCAATTAATATCTCTAAAATTTTTAAATTTTTATTTTTTTCTAAAAATTTACTTTTTATGCTTTGGTTGAATAAAGGCTCAACCTGAAGCCTTCGACAGGCTTCATTATATGACCCAAAGAATTCTTTATATATTTTTATTTCTGGTAAGTCAAGCAGTTTTAATTCTAAATGATTAGGAGCATATTGTAAATTTTTACTAATTATTCTATTTTTAAGCATTAATAATAAAATTTGTTGTGCGTGTTCGTAGTCGGCTGTCGCCAACCACTTCTCCAATTCAACATTATTTGAAAAAAACGTATTAAAATATTGCCCTTTATTTTTAAAAGGAATTAATTCATTTGTATATAGATTATATCTAGGATAGTATGTTATATAATAATCTGATAAATAAATTCCATGAGCTTTGATATGAGTATGCAAAGATCTTTCTGATTTAAAAGTAGAATCACATATTTTACATTGTATGCTCATTTTTTAAAAAAGAAATTGTTCCTTTCTCTCCAATTGCCTTAAATGGCAACAAGAGATAGAAGTACCGCGAAAACCCCCGTCTAGGCTATAAAACATCATCTTTAGCGATTCCGAGTACTCTAGCCTTCCAAACATCCATTCTCTCTATATTATCGGCTTCTTGGGCGATTAGCATTTTTTGCTTCTCAGCCATGTCTATCATCCTGTTTCTATCAGCTTCATTTTGAAACAATCTTACTAACGATAATATAGATGCATTATCTTTATGTCTATTTTTTATTCTTTCTTTTCTATCTCCATTTAATCTAGCTATCAATGTTTCTTGTCTCTTTTCACATTGATTATATTCTTCACTCTTTGTTTTTAATAGTTCTGCTAATCTAACAGTCATATCTTGTTGATCTTCACAATCTTCAAACATTCTATTTAATTTATTAATAGCTTTACTTATATTTTTTAAATGTATATAATCCATACAAACATTGATATATAAATTTAATTCATCACTTGTTAAGTCTGGTTTATCCCATACAGATCTTGTATATTCAGCTTCAAAGAGTTTCCTATCATCTCCAGATGTATAAGTGTTAATAACCTGAATAAACCGAGGTGCCGCCAAAAACTTCATCGTGCTCTCTATGTTGTCCATTTCCCCGCGACTCACCTGCTTTTCATCGATTTCTTCTTGGCAGTATTCGTTAATCTTTTTAATGACTCTAGAATTTGATTTTGGAGGGAAATATTGAGCATTTATTGCGTTTTCAGATGGATGCATAAGCCTAAAATCAACATCTTCTATAAACTTAGCAACTTCTGTAACTTCCTTGCTTAAGTTTGTAACATTAACTTCAGGAAATAATATTTTTGAAATTTCATATGCCGTCATACCTTCTTTGGCATACTGAATCATAAATTCTTTTTGTTCCTGAGAGAACTCAATCTCCTCTTTCTT